GTCGAACATATATTTTAGAATACAATTATTCGAGTGCTGTTGCAAATGCACAACGTAGTGGTAAAATGGTAATCATGCTAGATACTAGTACAAATTCGTTATTATTTGAAGATGAATTTGATTATCAGGGTGACAGTAACTACGAAAATGCATTAACCTTTACTGCCGCAACTGTTAACACAGATGGCAATTTAGGGGTTGACACAGTCATAGTTTCTATGTTAAACTCTATTAGTAATGATCAAGGTGAGTTTAACTACAAAATTAAAGTTCGAAGTTAATGTATGAATTAAAATTTGAAGACAAAGTAAAAGTCTGGAAAGACTTAAGAGAGGACCTAGAAACTTCGTCCAAACCTTTTTACTTATTAAGCAAATTTATTAAGAACCTTCCAAGAAGTACACGCAAACAGAATCCATGGGATCCTGAGAGTGTAATACTTCCTTGGCACTTGATAGAAAACAACTCTTTTACTGAGTATGAAATTGCACTATTATCTGCCTATACTTTACAGTTAACAGATCGTTTTAGTGACGCAAAAGTAGAGATACATATCAGTAAGGACATAGACAAAGAAGTAAACATGTACCTAGTGTATTTGGACGGAAGTATTGTTTTAGGATATAACGAAGAAGTATCATCAATTAACTCAATACCGCAAAGCATTGTATCACAAAAGGTGATCCAACTGCCTCCGTTACACTAAATATTTTTAAATCAAAGGAAGTGAAGTAAATGAAAGCAAACCTAAATATTTTAAAACGCAACGGAGAAACAATGCCGTTGGATGTCCAAAAAATCCATAAAGTAGTAAATTTTGCATGTGAAGGACTAGCAGGTGTTAGTAGTAGTTTAATCCAAATGAATGCAGGTATTCAGTTTGCTGACAACATGACAACTGTTGATATTCAAGACTTGTTAGTTAGATCAGCTAATGATCTAATCTCGTTAGAAAATCCAAACTATCAGTATGCGGCGGCACGTTTGTTGTTATACGGAGTGTATAAAGATGTTTACGGTCAATTTGAAAAAGCTTCACTTAGAAACATGATTGATAAGAATATTGAACGTGGTGTATATGATAGTGCCATACTTGAATCTTATACTGACGATGAGTTTGCTTCATTAGATTCTTATATTAAACACAAGCGAGATGAGAACTTTACCTATGCAGGCTTGCGACAAGTAGTTGACAAGTATCTTGTTCAAGATAGAAGTAACGGAGAGTTGTTTGAAACTCCGCAACATATGTATATGATGATTGCGGCAACACTATTTGCTAACTATCCTAAAGAGGATAGAATGTATTATGTAAGGAGATATTATGATGCGACCTCACTATTTAAAATCAATATCCCAACGCCCGTTATGGCAGGCGTCAGGACCCCTGTCAGGCAGTTTGCAAGTTGTGTTCTTGTTGACAGCGACGACACTCTTGATAGCATCTTTGCCAGCGATATGTCTATTGGACGCTATACGGCGCAAAGGGCAGGCATCGGAATCAATGCCGGACGTATCAGAGGAGTCAACAGCAAAATCCGAGGAGGAGAAGTTGCACACACAGGTGTAGTTCCGTTCCTAAAAAAGTTCGAAGCAACTGTAAGATGTTGTACACAGAATGGTGTACGTGGCGGAAGTGCTACTACGCATTTTCCTTTTTGGCATCAAGAGATTGAAGACATCCTTGTACTTAAAAATAACAAAGGTACCGAAGACAATCGTGTACGTAAGTTAGATTATTCTATTCAGCTTAATAAAACTATGTATGAAAGATTGTTAACCAGTGGCAACATTACTCTTTTCTCGCCACATGACGTGCCAGGACTATACGAAGCATATTTTGGTGACCCACTAGTGTTTCAAGAGATGTATGAAATGTACGAGCGTAAGACAAGCATTAAGAAAAAAACTATTTCTGCAATGGATTTGTTTAGTGCATTAATTAAAGAACGTGCTGAAACAGGACGTATCTATATTATGAATGTTGATCACTGTAACACACACAGTTCATTCAAAGACAAAGTATACATGAGTAACTTGTGTCAAGAGATTACATTACCAACTAAGCCACTTAATCATATTGATGACGAAGAAGGCGAGATTGCATTATGTATTCTTAGTGCGATTAACGTAGGTATAATCAAAGACCTAGATGATTTAGAAGAACTGTGTGAACTAGCAGTAAGAGCATTAGAAGAAATTATTGATTATCAAAAGTATCCAATTAAAGCCGCAGAGAAGTCAACTAAAGCAAGACGTAGTTTAGGTATAGGATACATTGGCCTTGCACATTATCTTGCCAAGCATCAATTAGCATATAGTGATAAAAGAGCTTGGAAAAAAGTACACGACCTATCAGAAGCATTTCAATACTATTTGCTTAAAGCAAGTAACAAACTTGCACAAGAGCGTGGTGCATGTGAATACTTCCACCGTACTAAATACAGTGATGGCATCATGCCAATTGATACTTACAAAAAAGAAGTTGATGAGCTAGGGGAGTTTAAATTAAAATATGATTGGGTTAGTCTACGTAAGAGCATTAGAGAACACGGTCTCAGGCACAGCACTTTGTCCGCACAAATGCCTTCGGAGAGCAGTTCCGTTGTGTCGAACGCTACCAATGGAATCGAACCACCTAGGGGATACTTGTCCGTTAAGAAGTCAAAGAAAGGGCCTCTTAAGCAAGTTGTTCCGCAATATGCTACCTTAAAGCAACACTATACATTACTATGGGATATGCCTAGCAACGAAGGTTATATTAATATCGTAGCAGTAATGCAAAAGTTCTTTGATCAAGCGATTAGCGGTAACTGGAGTTACAATCCTACACACTTTGAGAACAACGAAGTTCCAATGAGTGTAATGATTGGTGATTTGCTTAATACATATAAGTATGGATGGAAAACTAGTTACTATCAGAACACTTATGACTATAAGACTGATGGCGAAATAGCATTTGACGATGCAAAACAACCTCTAGCTAGAGACGAGTTTGCAGGATCAGATGACGAATATGAAGAGCATTGTGAGGCATGTGCAATTTAAAGGTTGACATGCTGTTATAATGAAGTTATAATAGTAGGACGTTACGAGACATAAAGGAAGAGAAATGGCGAAAACAGTTTTTAATCAAGAGAAGGTAGACTTTACAAAGAGTACAATGTTCTTTGGACCTGATCAAAACACACAGAGATATGATGTGTTTAAATTTCCAGAGTTTGATAAACTTAATCAAACTATGCTTGGGTACTTTTGGAGAGCAGAAGAAGTAAGTTTACAGAAAGATCGAGCTGACTTTGCAAACTTTCGACCAGAACAAAAACATATTTTTACAAGTAACTTAAAGTATCAAACATTGTTAGATAGTGTACAAGGACGTGGACCTAGTCTAGCATTTTTACCTTATGTATCACTTCCTGAACTAGAAGGATGTATTGTTACTTGGGACTTCTTTGAAACAATTCATTCACGTAGCTATACACATATTATGAAGAACGTGTATTCTAATCCAAGTGAAGTGTTTGACACTATCTTAGATGACAAAGAAATTCTAAAACGTGCAACAGCAGTTACTAAAAACTATGATGCATTTACAGAAGCGGCAGATGCTTGGTTCCATCGAGGCGAAGGCACTCTGCGAAATGTTAAGAAGTTAATGTTCTTAGCAATGATGAATGTAAACATTTTGGAAGGCTTGCGTTTTTACGTTAGCTTTGCATGTACGTTTGCATTCGCTGAGTCAAAAGTAATGGAAGGGTCTGCAAAGATTATTTCGCTTATTGCTAGAGACGAAGCAACACACTTAAACCTATCTACACAAATTCTCAAGCATTGGCTTAAAGGTAACGATGATCCAGAAATGGCAAGCGTTGCTAAAGAGTGCGAAGCAGAGATTGAAGAGATGTGGCGTACATGTGTTGAAGAAGAAAAAGCATGGGCAGACTATTTGTTTAAGGACGGTGCTATTATTGGACTTAACGAAGAGTTGTTATATCATTATGTAGAATATATTGCTAACCGTAGACTTAAAGCACTTGGTTACAAACCTATATATGATCGCCCGCTTAATACTAACCCACTACCTTGGACACAACATTGGTTGAGTTCGTCAGGATTACAAGTGGCTCCACAAGAGACTGAAGTAGAGTCATATATCATTGGCGGGATCAAACAAGACGTAGACAAGGATTCACTGAAAGGATTCAGTCTATGAACCAACAAGAAGTACTTGTGTACAGTAAACCTAACTGTCCTTCATGTTTAAAAGCAAAAGCCTTACTCGACAATATGCATATTACTTACAAGACATTAACACTTGGAACTGATATTCAACCAAGCGAGATGCTAGAGTCTTTTGCACAAAAAGGATTACCACAACCAAAAACTGCTCCGCAAATCTTTATAGGGGATCAACTTATTGGAGGCTATGAAGCATTAGTCAGTTATGTTGATAACACGGGATGGAACGGCACAGGATCGAGCTTAGGATAAAATATGTTATTAGAAACTACATATAAAGATGGCGACACAATCAGTTTTAAAACTGTAGCAGGAGAAGAAGTGATTGCTCGCTTAGTTAAAAAAGAAACAGATTCAATGAAGGTTAAGAAGCCTATGGCTCTTACTATGACTAAAGACGGTATTGGCATGGTGCCATTTACGTTTACAGTGGGTCGCGATAGTGATTTAGAAATTAATCTATCAACTATTGTGTTTATTGCTAAGACCGAAAAGGGAATGGCAGACCAATACATTGAATCAACAACATCAATCAAACTAGTTTAAAGGAGAAACAAACTATGACAATACATGAAGAAATCGTTGCACAATTTGAAGCGTACCTAGCAGAGAATGAAAAATTTGAAGGCGGTACAAAGGCCGCGGCCGCAAGAGCTCGTAAAGCACTTGGCGATCTAGGCAAGCTAACTAAAGCAAAACGTGCTGAAATCCAAGACAAAAAGAACAATATGTAATAAATATTACAGGGCGTAGAAGTAATTTTTACGCCCTGTATTTAATGAAGGGCGACAAATGAAACAGGGCAAATTAAAATGGTACAATCATGTGAAAGGATACGGATTTATTTCACGTGAAGAAGGTCAATCAGATATATTCGTACACATTTCAGAGTTCCGTAAAGCAGGCGTAAAGAAAGTTGTTGAAGGTATGGTCATTGACTATGAACTCGACGACCATAATGGAAAGCCTGTTGCAATTGATATAGCAATCATTCACACACCAGAGAAGTAAAGGATAGTCCATAGTATGGAAAGTTTAATAATACTATATGGACTGTTTGTAAAACATGCTATTGCCGATTTGGCAATGCAATCGTTTAGAAAAACTCCCGGAGATAAAGCTAACCTTAGAAGTCCTAAAGGTTATATCCATGCGGGCGATCATGCAGTACTTACTTTTATAGTTATAGCTCTTTTAACTAATCATGTTGTTATGTCAATCGTAATTGCATTGTTAGATTATGTACTTCATTTTATTATTGATCACTTTAAAACAAAATTAATTCAAAAGTACAAATGGACAAATACTGATAACAAATATTGGATAGCACAGACAACCGATCAAATATTACATTATACTTGTTATCTTTTTTACATTCTTCTCTTGACATCCACACAATAAGAGTGTATAAATATACTTACAATGTTGAAGCAATTCAAACACTGGACAGGACCCGGGGGCGGTACCCGGCAACTCCACCATAAACACATTGCACAATTAGTGTGCTTATGATGGGGTTGAAATAGGATCGACTGACGGTTAATAGAATATGTGGAGTTGTCCGGATGTAAGCTCGGTTAACGCGAACGAACTTTATAATTGCAAAAGCAACTGTAAACAATGGCGAATTTAATTTTGTGGACTTCGGTGCATTAAACAAATTTGCCGCAACTGAGGATTTTGCCCTAGCGGCATAATCGCTCGGGGTTGGCGACTTACCTAGCAACAGAAAAGTCGCACTCTTATCCCCCAAAACATAAATACATCGTGCCACAAAGCACACCCTCTTAATATAGTTTACATAACTATATGTTGTAAGACAAAGGACTTGTTTTGCAAACTTTTATATAATAGGAAAAATAATGAAAAAAACTTTACTAATGGTCGCTATTGCGACTATGTTGAGTTCGACTGCTTTTGCAGAAGATTTCGACAACACTGCGATTAAGATGACCGCAGTTACTGATGACTATTCAATTAGCATCAAGTCACCAAAAACAGGTGCAACTGAGTTTGCAGTAGCTGGCGAAGTGTCATCACTAGATGCTACAGTAAAATGGAAACGTAACGGCGCTGTAGACGACTTTGCTTTAAAACTAGGCAAAGAAATGAATGTTCCAGCAACTCCGTTATATGCAGGTGCATCAGCAGAATTTAGCTTTGGTGATAGCTTTACAGCAGACACCCGTACAATGGATCTTTCACCGTACGTAGGTGTAACGCACACCATGGGCAAACTAACACCATTTGCAGAACTAGGTTATGCATGGCAGTCAACTCAAAATGATATTGTAGACTTTGATCGCGACTCTTCATATGTTGAAGTAGGCGCATCGTATGCTTTATCAGAAGCAGTTAGTGCAAAATTAACTGTTACAGAAGCACGTGACATCAATTTTAAAAACCCAGGCGATAGAAACGCTGAAGTAGGTTTAACGTTTAAGTTCTAATTACTAAGTTATAAAATTAAATTAAGGGTCCTTAGGGGCTCTTTTTTTATGGCTGAAGTTCAATAAATACACATATAACAGGAGATGTGTAAATGTCAAAAGAAGATAACACAGGTAAGATGGAAGTATCATTACGTGTACTAGGCAATGAACTGGTAGGACTAAAGATGACTGTAGATGACTTTAAGATTAAATGGTTAATTTACGGAGTAATCACTTTAGTAGCACTAGGTTGGGCCGCAAGTAGTTTTGGCCCTTCATTGTTTGAAATGGTTGGATCGAGTGACTGATGTGGCAACGATTTCGCAAATGGTTAAACATAGACCATATTGTGGATCTAGCTGTCGATCTGTTCTTAATACTGTTTGACGTACTATCTTCGCCTATACTAATTGTAATGAGATTATTACGTTGGACTGTAGGCAAGTTTATGTTAGACGGATTAAAGGGCAAAATAAAAAGATTAATACATTGGACAACGGGTAAACATCCGTTAGTGCAAATTTGGATTTGGACCATTACAGTATGTATGGTTGGAATGATCCTTGTATTGATGTGGGTCTTCGGACAAGCATTCGGAGAATTCGTAACAGAAACATGGGGGAAATAAATGTACGAGTATAAATGTAAAATTTTAAGAGTAGTGGACGGAGATACCGTTGATGTAGATATTGATCTAGGCTTTGGAATGTGGATGCACAAAGAACGTGTTCGCATGATGGGTATAGATACACCAGAATCAAGAACACGCGATAAAGTGGAGAAAGCCTTTGGACTTGCAAGCAAAGAAAGACTTAAAGAACTCTTACCAATTGGATCAATCCAAGTCCTTAAAACGGAAATTGACAGAAGCGGAGAAGATTCAAGAGGAAAATTCGGACGTGTACTTGGAGACTTTCTTACCGATGACGAAAGAAGATGCACTGCTATTCTTGTTGAAGAGGGACATGCTGTAGCATACTTTGGAGGTTCAAAAGACGATGTTGATGCACAACATATGGCAAATAGAACAAGATTGCTTGAAAATGGCACTATGACCCAAGCAGTTTATGACGCCGCAGTTGAAAAAATGAAATAATTTACCAAAATAGGTTGACTTTTAGTTCTAAGAGTGTATAGTGTAGCTATATGTTTAAATTAGATAAACTAGAAACAATAAAAAGGGCTCTTGCGAGCTCTTTTTTCTTAACAAAGGAGACCAATATGGTAACATCAAATACAACTGGATCTAAATACTTTAAAGCTGGATCACAGAATCAACAAATCCTAGCTAACTACTGGGGAACTGGTAAAACTTTCACATTAGAAGGTTTGAAAGAAAAAATGGATATTGCTAGTCCAGGTGCTAGAATTTCTGAAATCAGAGATGCAGGTTTTAACGTAAAAACTAAAACAGCAGAAACTGGTTACCAAGGTAGACCAACTCTTGAGTACACAATCTCAAGAAGAAGAGTAACTGCCTAATTAAGTTACCAAAATAGGTTGACTTTTGCGCCTTGCCGTGCTATTATATATAAACAATAAGGCAACGAATAGGCGCAAAATATGACAATGAGTTTAGTACGTGGTATGACTTCGCTCAATACCAAAAAACGCAAGACTTCTAAGATGACTGCCAGTAGGTTAGATAAACTACAAAAAGATCATCGTGAACACAACAAACATATGAAACGTATTCATGCACACACTAATGTCATGACGTTTGACGAGTACGTAGAATATGTAAGTGGCAACTTCAAACCTAAGACAACAACTAAAGCTAAAGAATGGAAGTACGAACTTCCTATACGTGAGACAAAAGAGTATCCTAGTGTAGGTAATGGAGTTGGTGTTGGCTTAGTAAAAGAAGCACTGAGGTATACAGGAGAACGTAGGCTTGTAGGTATTGCAACTATGCACAAGAGTAATATGGTTCCTGTGTTTGCTGACGATGACGATAAAGACGGTTCAAGACAAGCAACAGAGATTGCTCAAATGAGGCGGAACTAAAGTGCATACTAAAGTATATGCAAATTAACTTTAAATATTAGATGAGGCAAAATATTATGAAATCAACTATTATATGGACATTAGCTGTTATGAGCATTTCGACCGCTTTCGCCCAAACACAAGCAAGTACTTTTATAAAGCCAGTTCAAGGCGAACTGTTTACAGAAGAAAGACAACCAGAATTATACTGTTTAGCACAAAACATTTACTTTGAAGCTAAGTCGGAACCACTAGCAGGGCAGTATGCAGTGGCTGATGTAGTTCTTAATAGAGTAAATGACACTCGTTATCCTAATACAATATGTGAAGTTGTTCAAGAAGGACCAATTAAAGAAAGTTGGAAAACAAAACAAGATACTACTCTATCTGACGATGAACGCATTTATTATCCAAGAAAGAATAGGTGTCAATTCAGCTGGTACTGTGATGGAAAAGCTGACAACGTTAGAGATAGTGATGCTTGGAGAATTGCACAAGAGGTTGCATTTAGAATTGTAGAAGAAAAACGTATGCGAGGTATCACTGAAGGTGCCACACATTATCATGCAGACTATGTTAGTCCTAAGTGGGCAAGTAAGATTCAACTAGTCGGTAGCATATCAACACACATTTTTTATCGCTGGCAATAAAAGG